CGGAGTATCAGGGGAAAACGCTGAAGGAGTCAGGGACGGCGTTGTTGACGGGGGATATTGTGTTGAAGCGGTATGCGATCCAGCCGTTGACGGTATATCCGTATGCGTATCGGTTGGTGATGGATGATGGTCGGTTTTCCTATACGGCGAATCTGGATCGGGTGGTTGAGCATGTGATCTTGGGGTATGCGGGGGCGATGAAGTTCTTTGCCACGAAGTATGGGCGTACGGTGTTAGAGCCGGAGGTGATCCGGAATACCCAGGCGGCTCATGAGCTGGGATTTCTGGGAAACGCGTAGATGCCGGTCTCACGTCCCAATCCAGAGCAAGAAGTCGAACTGATAACGCTGCTCCATGCTCCTGACATTAAGGACAATCTCTACAATTTTGTAATGGCGGCGTACCCCTGGGGGAAGAAGGGGACGTGGCTGGAGCAGATGTCTGGGCCACGCGATTGGCAGCGCGAGGACCTGGAAGAGCTGAGTGCCCACATTCGTGAGAATCAGCAACGGATGGCGCAGGGACTCCCGCCCAGGATGTTTAAGAAGGCGACGGCATCGGGACGTGGAGTGGGGAAATCAGCACTGGTGGCATGGCTCTCCAACTGGATGATGACCACGCGGTTGGGTTCGACCACGATTGTGACGGCCAATACGGAGCCGCAGCTTAAGTCGAGGACATTTGCTGAAATCTCGAAGTGGACGAACCTGCTGATTAACCAGCATTGGTTTGAATCGACGGTGCTGTCCATCCGACCGGCCCCGTGGTTTGCTGAACTCTTAAAGACTCAGCTGTCCATCGATACGGGCTACTACTACGTGCAGGGGCAACTCTGGGCCGAAGAGAATCCTGACGGGTTCGCCGGGGTCCACAACCCCTTGGGCATCCTGGTCATCAAGGATGAGGCCTCTGGGATTCCCTCCCCAATCTTTACCGTCACCGCTGGATTCTTCACGGAATCGACCCCTGATCGCTATTGGCTCGCCTATTCCAACCCGCGCCGCAATTCGGGGGGATTCTACGATTGCTTTCACAACCCGACCTCAGACTGGCGGAAACGCCATTTGGACGCGAGGACGATTGCGGGACTCGATCCTACAGTGTTTCAGAACTTGATCGATAAGTATGGGATCGACTCCGATCAGGTGCGCGTCGAAGTCCTAGGCCAATTCCCCAAGCAAGGGAACGAACAGTTCATCGGCAATCACCTGGTCTATGCCGCGCAGATGCGGGACGTGCAAGAAGATCCTGGAGCGCCCTTGATCCTCGGGGTCGATGTGGCGCGGTACGGCTATGCCAAGACGGTGTTTCGGTTCAGGAAAGGACGGGATGCCCGCAGTATCCCGCCGATCCGGTTCCAAGAACGCGACAATATGTATATTGCGAACAAGCTCGTCGAAGTCTCGAACCATTACCGCCCTGACGTGATTAATATTGATGCGGGCAACGGAACCGGCGTGATTGATCGCTGCCGCGAACTGGGGCTCAAGGTTCGGGAAGTCTGGTTCGGGGGCTCGCCCGCCTCGAAGGAGTGGGCGAATAAACGGACAGAGATGTGGGCAGACCTGCGAGATTGGTTAGGGGGCGGGTGCATCGACCTCGATCCCTGCCTCTTTACAGACCTCACCGCTCCGGAGTATACCTACTTCGGCAAGGCCAAGGACGCAATCATGCTGGAAACCAAGGAGTCCCTCTACAGCCGAGGGATCAGTTCAGCAGACGATGGTGACGCCCTCGCCCTTACGTTTGCCCATAAAGTGGCGCGTCGGGACAACCCGGCATCGAAAACGGGACGGCGCGATCGTGTAGCGCAAGGCGTTGATTACGAATTGTTTGCTTGACAATCCGTCAGGATGTAGCGTAAGGAGTGGCGTTATGGGTGAGATATTTAGTGGAATTCATCCAGCGGAATGGATCATCCCGGCAGTCGGCATGAGCCATGCCATGTATAACGTCCCGGCTGGAGCAGCCAGCAAGGATGCGCGGGTAATGACGCCTGACTCATCGGGAGCCAACGCGGAACGTGATGCCGAAGAGGCCGCGAGACTCCAAGCCGAGCAGCAAGCCGCACAAGACGCAGCGGCGAAGCAAGCCGAGCAAGAGCGTCAGCAGTTGATGCCCCGTCCACAAACCCCACAAGAAGAAGCGGCGTCACGCAAGCGGGCCATCGCAGCGTATGAACTCCTGGGCGGCTCCCGGCGCAGACGTGCATCCCAGACGTTGACAGAACAGCAAACTACGTTAGCTGGCGTGGGCATGGAGAGGCGGTAATGGGCGGACTCTTCGGGGGAGAAGGTGGCGGACTGCCAGCCACACCGAGTCGGCCAGAGCGTCCTCCGTCGATGGCCGATCAGGCCATTCGGGAAGCCGCTGACGCGGCGGCGAAGAACCGCTTGAAACAGGGCCGTGCCTCCACGTTTCTGACGAATCCGCAATCGCAGCGCAAAGCCGAGGAGAGCGGGCAAACGTATTTGACGGGAGCCTAATGGAATCCGATCAGCACGCAATCAGCATCATTGCCGAACAAGAACAGTTGGCGAACGCACGCGGGAACTGGGAGCGGACCTGGGAAGAAATTGCCCATCGGATCTTGCCCAATTACGCGACTCAATTCTGGAACCGGAACCGCACGCCACAATCGGATGGGACACAACGCCTGCACGAGATGGTGGATTCCACCGGCGCGCTGGCGCTGGATCGGTTCTCTGCCGCGATGGATTCGATGCTCACGCCGCGCAATTCCGTCTGGCATTCGCTCGTCCCGTCCGATCACGTATTGAAACGCCACCGCGAAGTACGGATCTGGTTTGAGGATCTGACCCGTCTGTTGTTTGCCCAACGCTATGCTCCGACCGCCAACTTTTCGAGCCAGAAGCATGAAGACTACCTGATGCTGGGAGCGTTCGGCACGTCCTGTTTGTTTATCGACGCTCTGCAAGCCCGCATCGAACGTGGGCTCCGGTATCGCGCAATCCATATCGGCCAATGCTTCTTTACGGAGAATCACCAAGGTCTGATCGATACTAACTATCGCAAGTTCCCGTTGACCGCCCAGCAAGCCGTCACGCAGTTCGGGCGCGAGGCCGTGCCTGATTCTATTGCTAAACAAGCAGAGAACCCTAAGCAATGGGGCAACATTCATTACTTTGTCCATAAGGTCGCTCCGCGTCAGGACTATGATCCTGAACGGAAGGACGTGCAGGGCATGGCGTTTGAATCGCTCTATGTCTCCGTCACCGGGAAGCAGGTTGTGCGAGCAGGCGGCTACCACACCTTTCCGTATGCGATCTCTCGGTACGTGACGACTCCCGGCGAATTGTACGGGCGATCCCCGGCGATGCTGGCGCTCCCTACGATCAAGTCGCTGAACGAAATGAAAAAGACGATGCTGAAGCAGGGGCATCGTAGCGTCGATCCTGTCCTGCTTGCGCATGACGACGCCAGCGCCGACAACTTCTCCCTAAGACCAGGGGCCTTGAATGCGGGCGGGGTCAATGCGGACGGCAAGGCGCTGGTGCATGCGCTGCCGGTTGGAAACTTGGCAATCGGCGATAAGCTCATGGAAGGCGAGCGCGTTACCATTAACGATTTCTTCCTCGTGAGCCTGTTCCAGATTCTCGTCGAAACCCCGCAGATGACCGCGACTGAAGTGGTGGAACGCGCCCGCGAGAAGGGGGCGCTCCTGGCTCCTACGATGGGCCGTCAGCAATCCGAATCACTTGGCCCGATGATCGACCGCGAGATTGATCTACTGACGCAACTTCAGCTCATTCCCCCGATGCCGCAAATCCTCGTCGAGGCGCGTGGGGAGTACACGATCCAGTATGATTCTCCGTTGTCGCGCATGGCGCGGGCCGAAGAAACCGCAGGGTTGATGCGGGTGGTTGATTACCTGAAAGACGTGGTGTCGGTCACGCAAAACCCTGAACCGCTCGACCATTTCGATTGGGATACTATCGTCCCTGAGATGAGCGACAACCAAGCCGTGCCGATGCGGTGGCGGAAGTCCCTGGCCGACGTGCAAGCGCTTCGCGCAAGCCGCGCCAAGCAAGCCGAGCAGCAGCAAATGCTGGATGCCGCTCCCGCTGGAGCCGCGATGATGAAAACGCTGATGCCCAAGCAACCACAAGGCATGGCCTGAACCGTTCCTGATCCCCTACACGAGCAACTCATCACGAGGAGGAGACGATGAAAAAGAAAAAGAAAAAAGGAAAGTAAGGGATGCGAGAGAAAGCGCAGGCGTTGTTGAAGCGGCGGGCGCTGGCGTACCAACGTGTGTTTCTAGGGCATGGCCCTGATACCAACGCAGTCTTAGATGACCTGGCGAAGTTTTGCCGTGCTCACGAAAGTACGTTCCATGTGGAACCCACGATGTCCGACCGATTGGATGGACGCCGGGAAGTGTGGCTTCGGCTGCAACACCACTTACGATTAAGCGATGACCAGCTCTGGTATTTGTACGGCAATCACGCCTTACCACCAGACACGAAGGAGGAATCTACATGAGCGATGTAATTGCGGCCTCAACTGAGACAACCGCACCCGTGGCCGACTCCGCGCCCGTCAACACTGGCACTGTCACTGAGACTCCTCAAACAACGCCTTCGTTTGACTGGAAGTCCCTGAACCTTGCTCCAGATCTTCAGACCGTGGTGGACCGTCACCAGTTTAAAGATCCTGCGATGGTGGTAAAGTCCTACGGTGAGTTCGAGAAACTGCATGGCGTTCCAGTCGAGCAGATCATCAAGTTGCCGAACGCAAAGGATGCGAGCAACCCGAAAGCCTGGGATGCTATCTATAACAAGCTGGGCCGTCCAGAAACCGCCGACAAGTACCAAATCCCCGTCCCGAAGGGGGATGATGGCACGTTTGCCACCCAGATTAAGCCGTGGTTGCATGAGGCAGGCGTCACGCAAGCGGGCGCAACAAAGTTAGCGGAGAAGTGGAACGGCTTTATTGAAGCCAGGCAGAACGCTGTCAAGGCTGAGATGGAAGCGAGAAACACAACGCAAGTCAAGGAACTCCAGTTATCTTGGGGCCAGGAGTACGAGAAGAATGCGCAGGTCGTCGATAAGGCGGCGGATTCGTTTGGCATGTCGCAGGACCAGTTGAATGCGCTCAAGCAGGTCATGGGGCCGAAGGGCGCGATGGAATTTCTCTACAACATCGGCAAGAAGATGGGGACCGAGGATACGGTCGTCCCCGGCATGGGTGGGCCGAGTGTGCCATCCATCGGGTCGATGACGGCGGATCAGGCCAAACAAGAGATTGCGAGGCTCAAGGGAGATCGTGACTTCGCTCGCATTCTCATGGGCAGCGATCCAAGGGCCAAGATGGAGGCGCGACGCGACCTGGATCATTTGCATAAAATCGCCTATCCGGGCATGTCGAAAGCCGATGCAATCGCCAGGTAGACGCTTGACAATCGTTAGGGGTTTCATGTAGAGAGTGCGTTACGTCTCGGCAACCTCCTCGTGGGATCGGGGCACCAGCAGTCAACGAGGGCCTGCCTCGCAGGAGACAGACAACCCAGTCGGTTCACCAGTAGTCAACAAGGGCCTGCCTCGCGGGAGACAGACAACCCTGTCGGTTCACCTAATGGTAACTAGAGAGGGTTGTTATGTCTGTCAATATTCCCGACCATTACACCATCAGTTTCAGCACCAACGTGATGCTGCTCTTGCAGATCAAGGGGAGCAAGCTCCGCGAGTGTGTCACGGAAGCGTCATATACCGGCAAGCAAGCCTCGCCGGTCGATCAGATTGGGTCCGTCGAAATGCAGGACGTGACGGGCCGGTTTCAGCCGAAGGTCCGCACCGATGCGTCGGTGGATCGTCGGTGGGTCACACCGAGCGATTTCGACCTCACGCAGTCCATCGACACGTTCGACAAACTGCGGCTGATCACCGATCCTGAATCCAGCTACACGCAGAACGCGGTCTTTGCCGCAGGCCGGAAAATTGACCGCTTGATTATCGCGGCGTTTACGGGCACGGCCAAGACCGGCGAGCAAGGGGCAACCAGCACGTCCTTTACGGCGGGCAATGAAATCGACGTGGCGGGTGGTGGGGCCAACAGCAAGCTGAACGTCCAGAAACTCTTGGATGTGAAGGAGTTGATGGGCAGACAGTTCGTGGACTTCGACATTGAAGAGGTCTACGTGGGTCTGACCGCCAGAGACGAAGCTGCGCTCCTCAAGGAAATTCAGATCATCAGTTCTGACTTCAATGGCCAAGAAAGGCCAGTGTTGAAGGATGGGCGTGTGGATCGGTTCCTCGGCTTGATGTTCAAGCACACCGAACTGATTGAGTCTGCCGCTGCTGGGACCAACGAGGTCAACGTGCCGGTCTGGTGCAAATCCGGGATGCACTTGGGCATCTGGAACGATGTCACGACGTCGATCTACCAGAACAAGCAACTCCGTGGTGAGCCGTGGGAATCTTACATCATGGCAACCTTCGGGGCCACGCGGCTGGAAGAAAATAAGGTGTACAACATCGAGAGCTACAGAGCCTAATCCGTGCTGACAAAGGAGCGATGACATGGCTATTGATTTAACGTTGAAGGGTGTGGAAATTACCAATCGGGAAGCAACGCCGAGGGTCTTGAATGATCCGGGGCGTGGCGAAGGGGCCGTTGAGAAGTGTGCCTACGGGTATCTGGCGAGCGTGACGGCATCCTTGAGCATCACGTCGATCATTCGGCTGGTGTCGGTGCCGTCCAACGCCATCGTTACGGACCTGCGGTTGTCCAGCGCGGCCCAGACTGCGGGGGCGTTTGACATCGGCGTGTACCGAACCAATGCGGACGGCGGCGCGGTGGTCGATGCCGATCTGTTTGGCTCGGCGGTATCGTGTGCGTCGGCGGTCCTGAACGTGGATGTCTTAGGGGAATCGACCCAGTTGACACTCGCGGAACAGGCGTTGCCTCTCTGGGAGGCCGCTGGAATGTCGGCAGATCCTAAGAGCCAGTTGGACATTGCCTTGACCGTAGCCACAACCGACGTCACGACAGGCACGGGCGCGATTGCGTTGCGTGTACGGTACGTCCAGTAATTGGAGGTAATGTATGGCAGACAGATTTTATAGCGTCGTCGTGGGGGAAGGCTTGCCGTCACAAGTGACGGAAGGTGCGTCCACGTCGAGTGAAACAATCGAATTGCGCGTGAACGATGCGGTGTATGACGATAAGCTGGCGGTCCTTATTGGGCTGAAAGCTATTGAGGGCTACTTGCAAACCGTGGAACCGTCGATCATCAGCTAATCGCCGTAAGCGGCGTGAGGAAGGGATACGAGTATGGCAACATTTGATGTCACCAGCGTACTAGCCGAAGTTGGGCCTGGCAGTGCCGTGGCCGATGGCACGTCACAGAAGTTGCGGATGGACAAGAACAAGGGGTTGGTCGTTCAGTTGGCGCACGGCAAATATACCGAAGCGTCACGGCGCGGCAACCTATTTATGGCACACGCCATCGTGACGGCTCCGGTGATTTACTCGACCGAAGCTGGAACGGGAGGTCCATTGCTGTGGAACGGATCTTCGACGGTAGTTGCGAACATTCTCGCGGTAGGCATCGGCGTGACGGTCGTAACGACTGTGGCGGCAGCGATTGGGCTGACGGGCGGCAACGGGCAGACTGCGGCTCCGACGACCACGACTGCCATTGATTCGACAACGAATCTCTTGGTGGGAGGGGCGGCCTCGGCCTGTACGGCATACCGAGTTGGCACGACGGTTGATAACAAGTTTTTCCTGCCGCTTGCGCATCTCCATACGGGGGCGCTGACGGTGGACACCTTTGGGCTTGGCTGGATTGAGCTGGACGGATTGCTGACCGTTCCGCCTGGAAGCTATGTGTCACTTGCGGCCTCGGCCACGGCGACCACGACAGTGATGCAAGCCTGCCTCGTATGGGAGGAAATCCCGATCTAATGAAGGTCTGCGTCGCGGTGCCGAATGGAGGAACAGTCAAGTCCCGTCTGATGACGGATATTGTTGCTGCCCTCTTTTCGGCACACGGGCAGATCGGATTCATGTGGGCCGAGACCGAAGGGACCCTTGGCCCACATAATCGGTGGCTTGCCGCCCAGCAGGCAGTAGCTACTGGATGCGATTACCTCTGGTTGGTGGACAACGATATGTCGTTTCCTCCAACGGCACTCCCGCAACTGATCGCTGCCAACAAGGAGTTGATTGGCGCTGCTTACAACTACCGCAAATTGCCGAGGCAAACGGTGGTAAAGGTTTTGGATGCTGACGGCAATGTCGTGTTTGCTGATGCCTCGACCTTCCCGAACGAACCGTTCCGGTGTCATGCGATTGGGTCAGGATGCAAACTCGTGAAGGTGTCGGCGTTGCAGCGCATTCCGCAGCCATGGTTTGCGCTGGCCTGGGATGCAACCGGGGCACTGTCTAAGACCGATGATGTGTGGTTCTGTGAGCAGGCCGCGTCAGTTGGGATTGAGACATGGTGTCACCCTGGCATTGGATGCACGCATATCGGCGATTTCCTGTATTGAGGGACTATGGCAACGAGCAACGTATCCATTGCCAATCTGGCGCTCCAGAAGTTAGGCGCACCCAGCATTGTCGCACTAGACGAAAACAGTGTAGCTGCCAGGGCCATCAATGCCTGCTTTGAGGCCATGCGGGACCGTGAACTGCGGGCCTACTTCTGGAAGTTTGCTAAACGTCGGGCTACGCTGGCTCCTCATGCTACAGTCCCCGACTTCAGCTATGCGTTGGCCTTCCCCTTGCCTGTAGACTTTCTGCGGCTCATTAAACCGGCGCGGGTCGGCTTGGATTGGCATTTGGAATACCACGAAGGGGTCCAGGCCATCCTGACGAACGACGGCGACGAATTGGAAATCCGCTACATCGCCAAGATCACAGACCCCACGCTCTTTGACCCCATGTTTGTTGAGATGCTGGCCTGCAAAATTGCGTGGCATTGCTGCGAACAGCTCACGCAATCCAACAGCAAGAAACAGATCCTCATGGAGGAATACAGGGGCTTAAAAAACGAGGCGAGGCAGGTCAATGCCTTTGAGGTTCACGCCCAGCCGCAGCCGGTAGACGAATGGCTCACGGCACGGTGGAATGGGCAACTGGTCAACTCGGAATTTGACGAAGAATAAGGGAGTACTATGCTGTGCATTCGAGTCATGATCGTGCTGGTATTGGGCCTGCCTGCCATTGCTGACGCGCAGGAAATCCTCCAGGTGCCGCTGACATCTGCCCGTCTGTCCTGGGACATTCCTGCGCCGACCCCGGAGCGTTCTCCGGCCCGGCAACATGTGGTGTATTGCACTGATGGGAATCGTGTGATCGTGCCGATGCCAGCCAGTAGCGTGCCGATGCGGGATCTTGTGCCGGGGCCTGGATCATATCAGTGTTTCGTGTATGCGGAGAACACGTTCGGACGGCAAACAGAGCCGGACGTGGCTGCGCCGTTCGTGGAAGTGGGGTATCCGGCAATGGGCGTCG